TCCAGTAGAAGTGTTTGTACCTGCGGCAAAGCCAACAAAAGTACCACCATCATTAACAGTTGTTTTATTTCCTGCGGCATAACCTAAAGCGGTTATTCTTCCGCCAGTACTATTTGTTGCCAACGCATTTGCACCCACAGCAGTGTTGTTAGAGGCTGTGGTGTTGTTGTAAAGGGCGGATGTGCCAAGGGCTACGTTATTATCACCAGTTGTATTTGAATAAAGAGCCTGATAGCCAATACCTGTTGTAGCAGTTGGGGTTGTAGACGAGTACATTGCCTGATAGCCAACCGCAACAGACAAACCAGAGCCGTTGTATGAGTACAGTGATTGGTAGCCGACAGCAGTTGCATTGTTGCCTGTGGTGTTGGCTTGAAGTGCGTTTGTGCCAACTGCTGTGTTGTAACTTCCGGAAGTTAAGTTCGTAAGTGCGCTAGTACCTATTGCGGCATTTTGTGAGCCTGTTGAAGTTGTTTGCGCTCCGCCAGCATATTTACCAATACCTACGTTGGAAGAGCCAGAAGTTACAGTATTACCTGCCTGATAACCAACATAAGTGTTGGCAGAACCAGTAGTGCTGTATGCCGCCTGAGAACCAATAGCCGTGTTTTGAGAACCGTTGCCTTGTTGCAAGGCTGTATATCCGATGGCTACGTTATTTGCGCCTGTTGTATTTGAATATAAACCGTTAAGACCCACAGCAGTATTTGTAGAAACACTACCAGCCCCTTGACCCACAGTCAGTCCGTGGATAGAGGAATCCCCAGAAGTGGTAACTGATGTGCCAGAGAATGCACCGCCTTGAACGACCGCCTCTTCACTTGGGTAAGTCACAAACACGTTGACCGTGCCGCTGAACGTCACCGCAGAGCCAGCATTACTAGAAGACAGAATCGTTGTTCGGGTCAGCGTAGGACCGCTTGTGGAGTAAGTGCCAAGACCCACCTCCCAGTTGCCAGTAGAGTCTGTCGCAGAATAGTATGTCGTGTTACCATTCCCAATCACTGAGAAGCTCTGGAACCCGGTAACTGCACCAGACAGCGTGAAACTGACCGTTGTGTTCGCTGTGCCTGTCTGCTGGACTCTATCTGCTAAAACTAATGACATGGTGTATCCTTACTGTGTTTCCACAAGCTCCCAGTTGGCTGTCTGAGCATCATTGATTGTAGACCAGCCCGGTGATTGTGTGTCGTTTATCGTTGTCCAAGACGCCGTTTGAGCATTGTTAATAACAGCCCAGCTCGCTGTCTGAGCATCGTTAATGAGTTGCCAGTTTGCATTCTCGGAGTCATCTATAAGCTCCCAGTTAATGACCCCGAGTTTACCCAAAATCCCGGTTATGACTTGACCAATTATGGCAGGTGATACCACCACTGACAAGCTGTTTACCAAGCCAGTTGCACTAACCGCAGTCAAAGACGCAACTTTACCGGGCGTGAGCGTACCAACCGATGTTGTACAAGTAACCCCGGACAGCCCAACGCTTACGCTGTTTTTAAGAATACCAACAGTACCAATCGAAATCAGCCCGTTGTTAGATATGCCCGTAACCGGCGGCAGTGCACCATACGCATACCCAGCAAACGTGTTCGCCCCAGTAACAAGCTGCGGACTGATAATTGGGACCGTTGTACTCGGAGTCTGGGTTCCCGTAGAGCCAGTCGCTGTAATCGCCGTAAGCGGCGCACTCTCAGACTCAGAAGGTGTTACAGAATTGACCGAGGTTGTACTCGTAACCCCCGTAATACCGTATGCCTGAGTCGCTGTAATCGTGCCAGTCTGCGCCGTAGACGTAACGCCAGACAAACCAACCGTAACGCCAAGCGTAACCTGACCGCCAGTAACAGTTGCAGTCAGATTTATATTTGTCGTGAAGCCAGCAGGTAAACTGCCAAACGCAAACGCACTAAAAGCCTGTGCGCCCGTATATGCAATAGTCGGGACTATTGGGACAAACAAATCAGGTGCAGCCGTACCAACTGACCCTGTAGCCGATACCCCAGACAAACCGCCCGGGACCACAGAAGACGTTACCGTCCCCGCAATCGTGGTACTCGTAACCCCAGAAATATTGCCCGTGTCTAAGTCGGCCATGTTGCCGACAGACGTATTAGAGGTTACCCCACTAATACCAAACAAAATATTCGGCGTGACCGTGCCTACAGACAGCGTAGACGTTGTTCCCGTTAGAGCATCCGAGTCCGTATAAGTAATCGTGCCCGTGGATGTGGTGCTGCTTACCGCTGAGAGAGCAGCCGATACAACCGGCGCAACCGACCCGACAGAGGTGGTAGATGAAAGCGCCGAGAGCTGGAAGACAAACCCAGCCGTGGGTGAGTTAACCTGAGAGGTAGAACTTACGCCCGATAGGGCAACCGTCTGCCCACTATACGTAACCGAGTTAACCGATGTAGTGGATGTAACACCCGACAGCGCAACAGACCGGCTGGGCGTTACCGAATTAACTGATGTAGTGCTTGTGACACCAGACAGCGCCAGCGTTACGTTGGGGCTAACTGACCCAACCGAGGCAGTGGACGTTACGCCACTAACCGTTACGGCAAAGGTAGACTGTCTAGCAGCAAAGGGGGCCGCAGCAAATGCGGTAAAACCAAACATGGCTCCCCCTTAGAAAATTAAGCCAAATTCAAAAGCGCAGTACCAGCAGCGTTAGAAGGCATGGTCAGTGTGAATGTACCAGCAGTCACAGTCTGTGAGCCAAAAGTAAACACACCAACAGCAGCATTGCTCTGAGTCGAATTGTAAATCAACACGGTATCAAAAGCAGTAGTCAACGTCACACTTGTATACACCAACGATGCAGAAGGCGTCCAGTATGCAGTCGTACCGCTGGTCGTTGGGGCCGTGCCGTTAGTGACCGTGATACCGCCAGCCGTGTAGCCAGTTCCAGAGACTTCACCAGTAGCAGAGTACGCAGTGGTCGTGGAATTCAGCGTAGCCGAGGCCAGATACAAAGCCGCCTTGAACGTGTCGGCAGCACTTGTGCCACGTGTGGGCGCAGTCCCAAAGTTATGGGTTGCTGTAAGAAGCTGCCCCTTGAAAGAGGTGCACATCGCTTGGGTGTTTGCCATGATATTTCCTTTAAGCCAACATTGCCTGTATGCCTTCGGCAACAATATTTTTCTTCAAAAGAACATGCACAGAACGATGTACAAGTTCCCCATCTAACCAGTACTCAACCCACGTAGTGGTTTCGTTGTCATTATCCAACGAGCCTTCTTTTTTCTCAAGCAAAGAATCATCCATGATTCCCTTGGTAGTCGTGACTTGCATTAGGCGCTCCTGATAAGGGCAGTTGAGTAAGTGTTAGCGGGCATCGTTACCGTGAATGTATTAACACAAGTTTTGTCTGAGCCAAAGTCAATCACAGCAATCGAGGCATTGGAAGCCGTAGCATCATAAATCAAAGCGCACCGTGCTGTAAAGGCGGCGGGGCTCCAAACCACATTGGCAAAGTTAACGTAGGCAACGCTATTTGTAGCGTCATAACTAATTGAAACGCCAGTCATTAGCTGACCACCAGCGGTGTAGCCTGTACCTGTTACTTCATTGACCGAAGTGTACGCAGTAGTGCTTGGGTTTAAGTTGGCGTTGCCGTTGTAGAGCGCCATCTTGATGGTATCGGTCGCAAGATTGAACTGCCCATTGAACAGCCCAACTTTGAAGCTTGTCGTCTGACCTTGAAGGATTGACATTTATTAAGTAACCTTCTGACGATATTGACCAGACCTGTAGGCATCCTGACGCTCCAGCGCATCGCCCAAACGTTTTGCTTGACCAAGTGCTTCTTTGTACTTGTTATCGTACAACTGCACCAAGTCCTGTTCACCCTTCATGAAGGTAATAGCTTCGACCAAAGTGCCGTACAAAATGGCGGCATCGTAGTTGTCGCCTAACCATGTTGTACCCGTATTTTGATTTATTGCGGAAACAGTAATGGCAAACCCACTGCCAGTGCCAATGCTAATAGATAGAGTATCACCAGCCACATAGCCCGTACCTCCGGTTTCCAGACTAGCAGAAGTCACAGCACCGCCAGTAACAACAATCGTAGCACTAGCTCCAGAACCTGTACCACCAGTCAAAGCTTGGTTGTAGTACGTGCCATTTGGATAACCAGAGCCAGCAGTGAACGTACCGCTAAATGATGTGATGATGCCGGGGATAATTGACGCTGGGTAATAGTAGTAATGCAGCTCTGCGCCATATGTCATATCTGGCGTTGGGCCCAGCAAAAAAGACAACTCGTTGGTAATGTTACCGCTTGATGTTGTTGGGCCAAAGATCGCGTAGTGAGTAGGAAACCCCGTCACTCCGGGGTAAGGGAACGCTTCACGTAAAAAATTAACGTCTTTGTTCAGCAGGTATTGGTATGGCCCTTGGAAAGTTCCGGTTCCAAAAACTGTACCCGTGTTGACTACGCTTAGCGTAATGTTATTACCACTGATACCATAAACAATAGCACCTGCACCAATGCCGGAGCCGGTTACATTTTGACCAATAACAATACCTGAAGTACTGGCTACGTTGATAACGTTAGTACCTGAGTTCCCCGTTACTGTTGTAGAAGCAGTTGAATAGACCGCTAAAGAATACGTGGACAAGTAATCCGTAGGGGCGGACAAGTAGGGGTTTGAAGAATTTACAGTACCAGTAACATTTTTGCGGAGCGATGGAAACTGGATGTCGTTGTAAATCCGCTGCTCAGCTTGTTCAATGAACGTGTTAACGTCTACCGTAGAAAACGTGTTCTCGGTATAGTCTTGAACGGCAGTGACCAATTGATAGTAGTTAATTTACGCCACCTTAAACAAACTATACCCGTTGGATAGCTTGCCTTGTCGTTTCATAGCATTGCATATACTGCTCGGCAAAACCCCTAGCTGTTCTGCAGTATACTTACCGCATAAAAATGTGGTTTGCAGCTCTGGGCAGTATAGCGGTTTCCACTTGCTACGTGCAATTTTTTCTGCGGATTCGCGAGTGGTAGTGCGATTTTTAGAAATAGATGACAGCCTACTTCTGGCTTCGTGAGTAGCGCTGATTTCTTTTAGCTTTGCAATACGTCGAGATTTTACATCTGGATCATGCCAAAGCTTGTTAACCATCTTTTCCCGCCATGCGGAGTCTGACCATCGTTTTTTAGCGACGTACGACTTAGCGGCTCTTACCGCTTCAGACTCTTTCGCAACACGCTCGCCCTGACCTCCCGATGTCAGGTTATATGCTGGTTTCAGTTCCGCAATAAGGCTGATTTCAGCTTGATTTAGACCGTCCGCATCAAAAGCCTGAAACACTTCTTCAATCAAAAATGCCTCTGGGCCATACGCCATCAAAGCATTTTGAAATCTGTATTTCTGTGCAACTGTAGATTTTGCTACAGACCAATGTGCCGCCCATCTTTTGGCAACGTCACGTCGTGTTTGTCCAACGTACTGATCTCCAGTCCGCTGATTTGTAACAACGTAGACGGAGCCGTATCTGCGCATATTATGCCATCGGTCCTCGGGCCATCACACCTTTAGTAGCTGCGCCTGTACCACGGATTTTAATGCCAGTAGTCTCGGTGGGCTCGTAGTCACGGTTAGTGATATTACCGACGCTCATATGCAGTTCTTGCACTTTCAGACGATCACTATTGCCATATCCGGTGGAGTCCAAGCTAGGCTTGCCGCCGCTCATTGTGTGGGGTTGGGCGTAAGTAGACGCAGGTCCAACTTCTTTGCCACCCTTTTTCATAGAGTATTTAGCCATTACTTGCTCCCGCCTTTTTGGTTGTGGGCACGTGCCAAATTGCGACCAACAGCTCGCATGGCTTTGCCAGTGACGCCACCTTTAGCAAGAGTAATCTTAGTACCCTTACCGCCTTTATGCTCTTGCTTGTCGTGCTCTTTGAACGCTTTTTTAATCAAAGCCACGTCTTGTTTTTTGTCCGCAGCCATCTCTTTACGTGATTCAGCTTTGGACTCACCCATTTCTTTTTTAGCCATTTTCTACTCCTACGTAGTTGCAATCGTTACTGTACCAACACTTGCCACGGTTGCCAAGTAATTTGGTGTTAGTCTTGAATCAAATAACCGTGAACCACCTATGGGAGCCCAGCCCCACTGAATATCTCGCGATCCGCCAGCGGGGTTACCATTTGCATTTAGCCCCGAAGTCACATAAGTTGTATCTGGTCTTGGCTGACGAACTGCTTGTGGATCATCGACCGGGTACATACCCAATTGCAACTGCGGATGGTCAGGATCCCAGCACTCTGGGCAAACCTTGATCTGGTACAGCTTGGTCTTGATGACCTCCATCTTAAGCTGTTTAAGTTTGTACTGCTGCCCGCACCGATCACACTCGGCAATCGAGTTCTTACCGGATGCAAATCTATTGCCCATCAGTTATTCCCAATGTACAAACGACGTGGCACAAACCGTATCGCAGCCTTCTCCCGATCTTCCCCAGCGGCAATATCAAACTGTTCATCGTACGCTTGCTTCAGCATTTGGATACGACCTGAAAGATCTGGGTCTTTCATAGCAATGTAGTACGCAAGCCCTGCCGTAACTGCTGGCAAGAACCTAAAGTTCATATCTTGTGTGTTGACACCGCTACCCGCGTCTTGGATACGACGCAAGCGCCAATACACAAACGTGTATGTCTGTGAGTTGTCAGGCGTGGGCCACACTGTGATTGCAGGTAACCAATTGATGTATACGTTTGCAGCTACTGCATGGGTGGTGGCGGTAGTACCATTCTGACCACGGAAGCAGTTACCTAGTTGGTTCCCGCTGATGTAGTTGTAGTAAATGGTTTCGCTGTCAATATTAAGGAACCCAGCAGCGGCCAAGCCTGCTGTGGATGTCAATGTAATCGTAGTATCTGTCGCCGCTACCGCACTTGCAACTGTGGTTGTAGTAGGCTGGATCTCGCCCGACATGCGCTGCACCATTACCTGAATGGGACGCGCTTGGGCTAACTTATTGGGGATCGTAGCGTAAGTAGGCACGCTAATTCGTGTGATGTTCAAGTCAGCTTGGTTGGCTGTGCTGTTAGCCTGTGTGCGAATCACATGCTCTAGCAAATCAATAGTATCAACTGGGAGTGCATAAGTATTAAGCCCCGGGGTAAACGTAATTGTCCCCTGCTCAATCGTCCACATGTTAATGCCACGGTTTTGCCACTCGATGGTCATCAGGTTCATCGAGCGCCGTGCGGTACGCAGATCGTACCCAGAACGCATCTCCCTACCGGCGCGTTCGAACGCTTCCTCGGCTAATTCCGTGAAGTTTAGGTCGAACGATGTGGTGCCGGAGGTGGTCATTTCTTACGCAGTCCCTTAAGGGTTTCAGCTAAGCGAGCTTGCTTACCAAGCTTCCCGGGAGCGCTAGCGGCTTTAGTCAACTTCTTCTCAGAAATCTTCTCGCCTTTTTTGACGCCAAGTTCCTTGCGTAGAGCACCGGGGTGTTCGATAGCGCCCTTAATCCAATTTTTCTTTGTTGCCATTACTTGCTCCTTGCAGCTCGCATATTGTCAACT